GTAATGGGTACAATAATTGTAAAAAAGCCAAGGAGGAAAGAAGAATGAAAGAGGAACACTTAAATCTCAAAGACAGGTTCGCTATAGACGGCAAGGAGTATATCTTGTCGACAGTCGCCTTGCCAATAATAGGCGACGAGATTACCAATATGCTGCTTTCGATTGCACCGTTTGAAACAATGCTTTTCGGCATTGATGAAAACGGCCGTATAAATTGGATTGACCTTTACTGTGAACGATATTATTGGGCAGAAGAGGCGAAGGCAAGACATAAAGAGTTGGTCGAAAAGGCCAGAAACGGCGTGAAGTTTTGGGAGGAAGAGTAATGAATGAGCCGATTGTCAGCCCGTGGCTGATTTACTGGGCAGGAAGAATAGACATGATACATCACTTCTGCATTGTAGCAGGATTTTTACTAACAATGGGTGCTGGCATAAGCATAACAGTGATTGTTTCAAACCTCGATAGTTGCGACAGTGACGTTGGTAAAGCATTTTTAAATTTCACGAAGAAACTAATCTGCGTAGCCTTAATTGTTGATGCGCTTGCAATGGCTGTTCCAACTAAAGATGAAATGATTGCGATGTATGTTGCAGGGCGTATAACACCAGCAAACATCAAAGCTGCAGGCGAATTTACAGACAAGTCCGTGGATAAGCTGATTGAGAAAATTTCAAAGGCAAGTAAGGCTATAAAGGAGTAAATTATGAGAATTACACATAGGCTATAAAGCTTATTGCCCTCATTGCGGCAGAAAGATTGGTTGGATTGTCGAAGATAGTAGGTTGCATTTAGGAGACGAGGAATATGAATAAAACAACGGTGACGGGAACATATTGTTATCCTGAATATAATTTCCCAATAACTTTATATGAGTGCCATGAGTGTGGTGCGGTTTTTCTTGACCGTGATGATGACTATAAATACTGCCCTTACTGTGGCAGAAAAATTAAAAAGAGAGTTAACTAGCCCTAGGGCGTGGCGGCTGGGTTGCCGAATGGCAGCAAGCGTTGCGAGAATCCCTGCGCCGCCGCTTTTTATAAACATTTTATAAAAGAAATGTGCAGCAAGCGGAAGCACTGCAAAGGATGTATCTTTTACGATGTTGGGTCTGCTACGCCTTGCAAATTGACAAATTGGCCAGATAGATGGAATGTTGAAAGGAGTGATACAAAATGAGTAGATTAGATGCTAAACAAGTAGATGAATTGCAGTTGAAGCGCATGAAAGACTTGAACGTGTCTGCCAGATATCTTGAATACAGAATCAACGAGCTGTGTCCTAAAGGCAGAGAAAGAACAATCGCCTTACAACGGCTTGAAGAAGTTGTCATGTGGGCCAATAAAGCTATTAGTCATGAGGCGCAGCAATGAATGACGATGATGAATATTATCCTTGCGATAATTGCGACAACCTTTGCGACGAATGGGAACGGCAATACTGCTGTGAACTGTGCCGCTATTACGGCGGTGGCGACGAAATGGAATGTGCCCATTGCGACCCGATGAATATTTAAGGAGGGCGAACAATGAATGACGAAAAACTAATCGTGATGCTGTTTGCTTTTCGATATGCCGTACACAGGATAGGCACACAAAGCCTGTCTGCCATCCAAGGCGAACTGGTGACAAATCTTCACCGCTTTCCAGATTGGATGTTAGCCCAGATGGAACGTGACCTTGAATGGAACTTCGAGGTAATGGCCATGCGCAAGGAAGAACACGGTACGGTTGGACTCGATGATGACTGCGAGTTCCAAAGACCTTTCTTGGAAGCAGTTAAACAGGAAAGGGAAGCGAGAAAATGAAGTATCTTGTAACCTGGAAGAGTATCGCTTTTCCCGATATGGATCTGCAAACCTGCGTTGAGGCTGATAACGCTGATGCAGCGCAGGTTAAGGCAGAAGCGGAAGCGCCAGAAGATTTTAAGGAAGTCTATTATGTTGACGATGTGAAGGAGGTACAATAAAATGAGTGATAAAATGAGCGATAACATGATTGATTTTGTGTGCGAACAGCTTGACGAGCTGAAGCAACAGCTCCGTGAGAAGCATCATCAATACTCAACAGAGGATGCTTTGGCGAACTTCCGTGTAGGTGCTATGCTCAGCGGAAAGCAGGCTGATTATCCTGCTATGTATGAGGAAGCGAAAGCCTATGCGAGAAAGCATATCGCTCATGTGTATGCGCATGATATTGACGGCGTGAAGGTTGACGAGAGCTTGAAAGATATAGCCTTATACAGTCTTATCGAACTTTACATGGTCAAGGTATGGGAGCAGGAAACGGCAGAGTATCAAAACAGCGACGAATATAGAAACATGGTTGAGAACATCAAGAAACGTTATGATTTTTAAGGAGGACATATCATGAACAGCATTGTTTTGTTGGGAAGAATGACGAAGGACGCAGAAGTCAGATATACTTCGAGCGGCAAGGTTGTAGCGAGTTTTTCGCTGGCGGTCGACAGACCTTACGCCGGAGCAGACGGTAAACGTGAGGCAGACTTTATCGACTGCACGATCTGGGGGAAGAGCGCCGAAACATTAGGTAACAGCGTGCATAAGGGACAGCGTGTGCTGGTGGAAGGCCGTTTGCAAATCCGTCAGTATACGGACAAGAACGGCAATAAACGCACGGCAGCAGAGGTTGTGTGTGGACGTTTTGAGTTTATCGAACGTAGAGAACAGCACGGCAACCAGGGAGAATCGCAGGGTATGGAGAGTTTCGGGCAACAGGTTCCGTTTAATGAGGAGATTCCGTTCTAATGGGGTGGGGCAAATATCATAGTCGGAAAGTGGTTATTGACGGCATAACCTTTGACAGCCAGCGGGAAGGCGACTATTATTGCGAGCTGAAGATGTTAAGAATGGCGGGAGAAGTCATAGACTTTGAACGGCAGGTGACGTTTGAGCTTCAACCTAAATTCAAACACTCCGGCAAGACGGAGAGAGCCATTAAATACATCGCTGACTTTGTTGTCAAGTACAAGGACGGCCGCACCGTTGTTGTTGATGTGAAGGGTGATAAGACCGACGTATATCGCATCAAACGGAAGATGCTTTTATACAAGCATCCGGACATGATTTTTGAAGAGGTATAGAACATGATCAATGTTAAAAGAATGATTGAATTCTGCTGGCAGCACGAAGAAGATATTCGCCGTGCGATTGCTGAGAAGCGCTTAGACAACGGCGGAGTAGTCACCGGCGGCGGTGGGCATTGCCGAGTCAGCGATCCTACGGCTCAGAAGGCTATCCATAACGTATCTGACGTGCCGTGTGTAGAGGTGGAGTATGGCGCATATGTAAATGATATGCGTAATGTTATGACCATTAAGCGGCCGTTACAATGGCTTAAAGCCGCTCACTGGACTAAAGAGCATTACACAGATAAGCCGCAGGGCGAATTAATTAAGCTCAAATACAACGAGAGCCTGCTCAGAAATGACATTGTAGAGATAATGGGCATTAGCCAGGCAACCTACTATGTGATGTTGAGTGATATATTTACATACGCCGAAGGCCTAGCGGCAGGGCTAAAACTGATACCACCGAAGCGCTGAAGATAGCGGGGAGAAATCTCCGCTATCTTTTTGAAAAAACGCTTGACTATTCACTGCTGAAGAAGCGAAGGAAGAGCTGGATGCACGTAGAGTAATGGTAGAGGGCGAAGAATATTTTCTGCTGTACGTCCTCTAAATTCTAGAATTGACAGCAGTTTCCATACGTAGTATAATAGAAAATGACAAAGTATATAGAAGCGCTAATCGAAAGGTTGGCGCTTTTCTTTTTGGAGCAGTGCCAGAGCGGCTGAATGGCAGCGTTTGCTAAACGACTGAGAGGCTAAAGAGTCTCACGTGGGTTCGAATCCTACCTGCTCCGCCATTATGCCGTCGTACCCCAAGTCTGGCTAAAAGGGGCGCGCTATCTGATAGCGTAGGCTTTACCGCACTAAAGCGGTAGGGCACGTGGGTTCGAATCCCACCGGCGGCGACCAATAAATTTAATATAAAGAGCGCATATCTATTACAGGTATGCGCTTTTTTATTTGGTGGACGGAAGGGGCAGCCGTCTTAATACTCCTGCCGACGCCAACCCTCCTACGTTGGCAGGACACCAACAGCAAAGGACGTGTCATTATGGGTAGATTTGGACTCAAGATAAACAAATTGATGCAGGCTTTGGAAAGCCAAGGCGAGATTTATATGTTAGATCGTCGGCAGGTGTGGTCGGACAAATTGCATAAAAAGGTGCAATCGCTGACGTTGTCGAAGAGCGTACCGACCGAAGAATATAACGCTAATAATCCTAAGCCGAAATCTACGCAGCATGAACGAGTTAAGGTGGTGGAGCTTACCACGTTTAGCGAGGTTGAGATAGTGTTAGCGCTGGCGGCTAAATGGAAGCAGGTGACCAGGAATGGCAGACGAGTCAAGAGCAACACCTGCTGAGTTAAACGAGCGACAGAAGAAATTCGCCGACTACGTCATTAAGCTGGGCAGGAGTAACGCCAAGGAAGCCGCAGAAATAGCAGGTTATAGCAAGAAGACAGCGGGAGTACAGGCGAATCAACTCTTAAAGAACCTTAAGATTAAAGCTTATATTGAAGAGCGGATTAAGACAGCCGCAGAGCCTAGAGAACGCGCGGAAGCAGAACGAAAGCTTGTCGCAGACGGCGATGAGGTTCTCCGCTTCCTCTCAGCGACAATGCGCGGAGAGGTTAAAGACCAATTTGGCCTTGACGCTCAGTTAAAGGACAGGTTGGCGGCGGCGAAGGAGCTGCAACGTATTCTTGATGTCGCTAAGCCTGCGGAGCAGAGCGGCGGCAGCCAAACGCTAATCATAGAACCGATATACGGAGCACCGGAGGCGGACGATGGAGAATAGAAGGAAGATATATTTTAACCCGATATTCCGCAGAGTCAATGAGAGCCGCCAACGCTACGTTGTTTTAAAAGGCTCAGCAGGCAGCGGGAAGAGCGTCAACATAGCTCAACAGCTCATTTTAAAGCTGAGCAGCCAGGAATTTAAGGGAGCTAACCTGCTGTGCGTCAGAAAGATAGACGAGAGCAACAGGGACAGCACGTTCGCGGAGCTTAAGACGGCTATCTTCCGTATCTTCGGTGATGCATGGGAGCGTCATTGGAGCGTGAGAGAGTCCCCGTTAAGGCTGACGTGTCTTGACACAGGCAACAGCGTTATCTTCCGCGGTATGAAGGATGATAGACAGCGCGAGAAGGTCAAGTCAATCACGAGTGACAAAGGTAAATTGACGTGGATATGGGCAGAGGAAGCGACGGAGCTGACGGAAGAAGACTTCGATATTCTTGATGACCGTCTCCGTGGCAAGCTGGATAACCCGAACCTCTATTATCAGATGATAGCTACGTTTAACCCGGTATCATCGACTCATTGGCTTAAAGGGAAGTTTTTCGACACGCCAGACGTTAATGTTTTGGCGCATACATCGACGTTTAAGGATAATTTATTCGTCGATGCTCAATATAAAATGCGTATGGAGCGACGCAGAGAAAGAGATCCAGAAGGTTATAGGGTGTACGCTTTGGGCGAATGGGGCCTGCTTGGCGGCCAATACTTTAATAATTGGAGCGAGAACCTGCACGTTATTAAGCCTTTTAAAATCCCCGACGGTTGGATGCGCTTCCGCTGTATGGACTGGGGCAGCTATCATCCGTATGCTTGCTATTGGATAGCGGTCGACTATGACGGCGTTATGTACGTATATAGAGAGCTTTACGGCTACGGCGGTAAGGCTAACGTGGGTACTAAAGAGCCTAGCACGCTTGTTGCTCAACGCATAGCCGATTCTGAGAGCGCCGATAAGCGTTTGATAAGGTACGCTGTGTTAGATAATGCCTGCTGGGGCAAACAGGACACAGGAGCGCCGAGCATAGCAGAGGAGATAAACAGAGTGCTGATGGATAATGGATGCATGATGTTTAATCCGTCTGTCAAAGGTAGAGAGCAGGTGGGCGAGGAAATTCGCCTGCGTCTGCAAGGCTGGGAAGATCAAGAAGGCAAACGGCATCCCGGCATAAAGATATTTAACACCTGCTTTCATCTCATCCGCACGCTGCCGGAGATAACCCACGATAAGAATCAGCCGGAGAAATACGATACGAACGGCGAAGACCATTGTTTAATTGCTGGCACGCTGATAACTACCAAGCGTGGAGATATTCCAATCGAAGAAGTTACAACGAATGATTATGTGCTGACTAGACAAGGTTATCGTCGCGTGCTTGCTGCTGGATTGACTCGCAGGAGCGCAAAGGTTATTACAATAACCTGCGATAACGGCAAGAGCTTGACTGGCACAGGAAATCACCCGATATATATTAAAGGGAAAGATTTTATCCCACTTGACGCTATAACATATGGTGATATAATGTATAGTA